GGGATTCTAACGCTTATGAAGTGATGTCAGGTTCTATATGGCCTAATATTTATAAAATTTTTGCTTGTGATTCTAGTGGAGTTTTACGCAAGAAATTGAGTAATGCTGTTTTTATTAAAGGTAGATGTTTGATGATGAATCGACATGCATATGACTTACTTATGTTGCATCCTCGGATGCGGCTTGTGAGGCAGGGCATGACCTATACCATTCAGATACATACTGATGATTTAACCGATGTTTCTCTTGTTCTTGATCGAGAAGGAAATGCTACTGATTTGATCCTTGTTGCATTGCCTCGTACTATTCCTGCCCATAAAGATATAACTTCCCATTTTATCCTTAGGCGTGATCAGGGCGACTTCACAAAGTGTGCTGCTTCTCTTGTTGGCGTTAGAAACGCTAACGGGGATAATGTGAATCTTTGGGAGTTGAGCTTGGTGCGTGCTGAAGCTAAAGATTCCGAAAATTTTGATATAGATGATATGAAAGGTGGTCACAAGCCTGTTAATATTCGCCGTAATTATCAATATAATGGTAACACCATTAATGGTGATTGTGGAGCCCTTTTAGTTCTGCAGAGTCCTCAGCAGCCTCGTAAAATTTGTGGCGTGCATTGTGCCGCTTTTCCTTATGGCGCAGGTATTTCCGTTGCCGTGTGTTTTGAGGATATCCGTGACGCCCTTCAGCGTTTCTCTGTTCAAGCACAATGTTCCCCCCAATTTGTTTCTTCTACTAAATTACATGTTGATATTCTCGATCAGCGTATGCCAGTGGGTGAATTTATTCCCGTTGGCGTTAATTCTTCTATTGTGGCTGGGCCCGTAAAGACAAAAATTATTCCTTCACCTATCTATGGGAAAGTGCGTCCCGTTATTACGTCCCCATCACGTTTGCGTCCGTTTACTAAAGACGGTCTCTTGATTGATCCATTGCTTAATGGATTAAGCAAATGTGGTGCTCCTCCTACTCTTCTTTCTTCTGCTCTTGTTGATGCTGCGAAGTGTAACTATCTCCCTCTTATACTTGCCAAGACTGATGCTAAGTATTGTCAAGTGTTCGATTTAGATGTTGCCATTCAAGGTATACCAGGAGACGATTTCGTCCCTCCGTTAAAACGTTCCACGAGTGCTGGATTTGGATGGGTTGAACAAGCAAAAGGACAACCTGGAAAAACTCGGTGGCTCGGGAATGACGAATATAATCTTTCTCATCCTGCTGTTGTGAAAGCGGTTAATCATCGTATAGCAATGGCAAAGCAGGGTGAGAGAGTGCCTACTTATTGGACTGATACTCTTAAGGATGAAAGGCGTACATTTGAAAAAGTCGCTGTGGGTAAAACCCGCGTTTTTTCTTGTGGACAAATGGATTTCTTGATTGTGATGCGGAAATATTTTCTTGGATTTAATGCTCATATAATGAAGAATCGTATTGCTAATGAGATAGCTGTAGGCTCTAATGTCTATAGTGCTGATTGGACAGCAATAAAAGATCATGTCCAGCGAAAAGGCAATCGCCTAGTAGCTGGAGACTTTTCTTCGTTTGATGGAACATTGAATCCGCAAATCTTGTGGTCGATTTTAGATATAATCAATGCTTGGTATGATGATGGAGACGAGAATTGCCGAGTGCGTACTGTACTTTGGGAAGATATCGTTAATTCTATTCACATCCATCATGATTGGGTCTATCAATGGACGCACTCTCAACCTTCTGGTAATCCTATGACTGCTGTCTTAAATTCTATGTATAATTCTCTTTCTATGCGGATAGTTTGGCAGATAGTCATGGCGGATACCGCCTTTGCTTCCTTGTTGTGTTTTTCGCGACACGTGTCTATGGTTTCTTACGGGGATGATAATTTAGTCAATATCTCTACTGAAGTTGTGCCCCTCTTCAACCAAAATACCATTTCTGATGGTTATAAGTTGATTGGAATGGTTTATACTGATGAAAATAAGAATCTTGATGCAGTCGCGAGCCGTACGATTAATGAAGTTTCTTTTCTGAAACGGACGTTTGTGATGTTCCGAGGTCGTTGTTTAGCTCCTCTTGCACTGGATACCATTTTAGAAATGATATCCTGGGTAAGGGGGGCTGACGATAAGGAAACGAGTTGTTCTGTTATTGTGGATGCTGCTCTTCGTGAGTTAGCTCTACATGAGCAATCCGTTTTTGACCTTTGGCTTCCACGAATTATGGCTGCGTGTTTTGATGCGAACTTAGATCCTCCGATCGTTAGTTCTTATCGCGACATGCAACTGTCCGTTTTAGTTTAGAACCCTTTTCTTTTCCCTCTGGACATAAGTCCTTGTAAGTCTATCTGGTAGATGTGACTGTTATTTCAAGGCTTCAATCAGAGTCAATGATATATGAATTCTTCTTCCACCCCTACGACCCAAGCTGATCCGGGTCCTCAAATTGATCAGCGAGAAGTTGTAGAATTCTCTGAGGACGTTTCTGTCCAATCTACTTCGCTTCCTCTTCCGACTCCCGTGGCTACTGAACTATTTTCCGCCAATGAATATAAGTATCACGATATTAAAAGTATAGTGACTCGAACTACTCGTTTGGCAACAATTACGTGGGATTCCACGCAATTGCCTAATGTTGATTTAGCCAGTTATGATTTTCCTACTGCAATTACAGATATTTCTCCTAATATAGCAAGTAAGATTCAAGGCTTTACTTTTTTCAAAGCCGATGTTCGAATTCGTATCTTAGTTAACGCTACTCGTGCTCAGAGTGGGCGTTTAGTTGCATATTTCGCGCCGTTCTCTACGGCTAATGAGATAGGTGATCGTTTTGATTTGAACAATCACTTATCCGGTAAAACCGCTTTTCCTCATGTTTTCTTGAATGCAGGAGTTGGTAATGTGGGTGAATTGGTCATACCTTATGTATCATATTACTCTCATTACGAAGTTCCTAATGTTCTCGGCGACATGGGTACTTTATATGTTACTGTGTTGAACCGCTTGCGTTCTGGTGAGGCTCTTCCAACTTGTTCTGTTTCAGTTTTTGCTCAGTTTGAGAACCCACAAATTGAGATTCCAACTGGAATGGGTTTGTTGACTCCTAGCTTGCTTTTTCCTAATCGTGCTATTGGCCAGATGGTTGATGAGGCACAAACTAAATCGTCTTCTCGTGTTATTTCATCCACTCTTGGTGTATTGAGCGATGTTGCTTCTCTAGCAGCTCCTATTCCTTTGATAGGGCAGTTTATGGTGCCAGTTTCCTGGGCTTTGACTGCAGCATCTAAAATTGCTCACTACGCTGGTTTTTCTAAACCGTTGACTAAGGAGGGA